GAGTGGACTAAATTATCGGAGGTAGCCTATGAGCAAGCCAAAACTGTCGGCAAAGGACTATCTGTCCCAAGCCTACCGTATAGACCAGCGCATCAACAGCAAGATTGAGCAGGTACAGTCACTGCGAGACATCACCGAAAAAGCGAGCGCCACCCTGTCGGACGTGCCGCCAAGCAAAGGAACCCGTAATGTCCACCGCATGGAGGATGTTATCGCCAAGATGGTGGATTTAGAGTCGGAAATTAACGCCGACCTGACCCGCCTTATAAACCTGAAGCATGAAATCGTCACGGTGATTAAGTGCGTAGAAAGCCCCGAATTGCAGACCCTTCTGGAACTGAGGTATCTTTGTTTTAAGACTTGGGAGCAGATAGCGGTTGCGCTGCATTTCGATCTCCGCTGGGTACACCGTCTCCACAACCGCGCCTTGAACGAGGTAGAATTAATACGCCACTGTTGACCACTATAATACCTCTAAGGGACCTGTTATTATTAGAATAGCAAAGTTGAATGCACACACGAGCCTCGCGGGAGCAATTCCACGGGGCTTTTTCTATGCCCCGAAACGGAGGAAAAAGCAATGCCATATAAAGCGAAGAAGCCGTGCGCCCACAGAAGCTGCCGTGAATTGACTTCGAGCCGCTACTGCGAAGCCCATACAAAACAGGAAGCCAAACGATATAACAGGAACGACCGCGACCCTGACAGCAACAAACGCTACGGCAGGACATGGAAACAAATCCGCGCGGCGTTCCTGTCAGCGAACCCGCTGTGCGCGATGTGTCAACGTGACGGACGGCTTACTCCCGCGACGCTTGCCCACCACAAAGTCAAGCTGACTGATGGCGGCACGAACGACTGGGAGAACATGATGGCGCTTTGTCAAGAATGCCACTCAAGGCTTCACGCTGGGCAAGGCGACTACTTTTAGGTTCAGACCGAGGGGCGGTCTCAATCCCTGTGGCTGTTAAGGCGGACAGCGCGTTCGGCCTTTCGTGTGAATTTTTCAAAAATCAAAAATCAAAAAATCAAAACGGAAATCAAAACCGAGGAGGTGACGCTTTATGCCCAGCGGCGGTTATCGTCCGGGGGCAGGCCGTCCTCGGAAGAACCCAATCGATAAGAAGCTTGAAGGCAAAACTGCCAACACGAATGTTACGAGTCAGCCCAAACCCAAAAAGGTTAATTCCAAAAATGTGATGGCGGACTACTTCTCTATGGCGATGAAGGAATGTGAAAAGGAAGTGCCATCGGCGGACGTGCTGCGAAACGAAATCGAGGAATACATTGCGGCTCGCGGCTGTGACGGTTATGTCGCGCCGCAGACAATTACGGACTATGTGCTGAACAGACAAGGCTTTCTTGCCTGCGAAGCCATGAACCGCAAAATCGGACGCATGACCAAGGAACTAAAGCTGTCGCCCTACGTCACGGCGGGTTCAGCTTACTATAAGGCAATGCAAGGCGACTTTAACCTGATTATGCAAATTATCAATCGGCACAGCGGGAATCAGGGCGAAGAAAAGAACGCTTTCCTCGAACTGCTCACAAACAGGGGGTTTTAGGATATGAAATCGACCGAGAGATTTGAAAAAGTAAATATAGACCGGCTTGTGCCATACGCCCGCAACGCGAGGATCCACAGCAAGGAGCAGATTTTACAGCTTCGCTCAAGCCTACGGGAATTTGGCTTTGTATCCCCTATCATCGCGGACAAAGAGTTAAACATCATTGCAGGACACGGCCGTGTCCTCGCCGCCAAAGCCGAAGGCTTAACCGAAATCCCCTGCGTGTTTGTGGAGCATCTGACCGAAGCCCAGAAAAAAGCGTATATCCTCGCCGACAACCGTCTGGCTCTCAGCGCTGGATGGGATGAGGAGCTGCTGGCATTGGAATTTGCCGACCTCAAGGAACTCGGCTTTGACCTCGAAATAACGGGCTTTGACACCGACGAGATTGAAAAACTCTTCGCCGACTCCGACGGCGAGGTAACTGATGACGACTTTGACCTTACAGCCGCCCTTGAACAGGCGGCTTTTGTTTTGCCCGGTGATTTGTGGACGCTGGGGCGGCACCGGCTTATCTGCGGCGACGCCACCGATGCCGATACATTGAAAAGGCTGATGGACGGACGCAAGGCTAACCTCGTCCTCACTGATCCCCCTTACAACGTCAGCTTTGAGTCTGCGAGCGGACTGAAAATCAAGAACGACAGCATGAAAGCCGAGCAGTTCTATAACTTCCTGCTCTCAGCTTTCCGCAACCTCGCTGAGAACCTCGAAGGCGGCGGCTCGGTATATATCTTCCACGCCGACACCGAGGGCGAGAACTTCCGCAGAGCGTTCCGGGAGTCGGGCTTCCACCTTTCGGGAACATGCATCTGGGTAAAGGACAGCTTCGTTATGGGACGCTCACCCTACCAGTGGCAGCATGAGCCTATCCTCTATGGTTGGTTGAAAACGGGAACGCACAAATGGTACGCGGGGAGAGCCGAAGCGACCATCTGGAACTTCGCCAAACCGAAGCGCAACAGCGACCACCCGACCAGTAAACCCCTCGATCTGCTTGCTTACCCCATCAGGAACAGCAGTCAGGCGAACGGTATCGTACTCGACACCTTCGGAGGTAGCGGCTCGACGCTCATTGCCTGCGAGCAAGCGGATAGAATCTGCAATATGCTCGAACTGGACGAAAAATACGCGTCGGTCATCCTGCGCCGTTATGCCGTGTTCAAGCAAAACGACGGTGCGGACATCACTTGCGAACGTGGCGGCAAGACATTCCGATATGCCGACCTCGTGAAGGAGGTGGCGGGAAAATGATACAGACCGTACTCAGATACCCCGGCGCCAAGTGGGTCTTGTCAAAATGGATATGCGACAACCTCCCATCTCACGAAGTCTACCTTGAACCATTCTTCGGGAGCGGCGCGGTGTTTTTCGGCAAAAAGCCATGCCACACCGAGACAATAAATGACCTCGACGGCGACGTGGTGAACCTCTTCAAGGTTATCCGCGAGCGCGCCGAGGAACTATGCGAGGCCGTGTCACTCACGCCTTGGGCGCGTGACGAATATTACAAGTCCTACAAATGTGATAGTTCAGATGACGTGGAGCGGGCGCGGGTTTTCCTCGTCCGCTGCTGGCAAGCCTTCGGTACCCGTACCGGCCAGCGCAGCGGATGGCGAAACCGTACCATCGGCAAAAGTCCAAAAGAGCCGAACACCTGGCGCAAACTACCGGAACGTATTCAGGCGGCAGCCGACAGGCTACTCGGTGTCCAGATTGAGAATACGGACGCGCTTTCGCTCATCGGCCGCTATAACTCCACGAACTGCCTGATATACGCCGACCCGCCGTACATGGCGGGCACCAGAAGCAAAAGCATCTACGCTTATGAGTGCGACGACGGTTACCATGTCCGCTTGCTCGACAAACTTACCGCGCACAGCGGGTCGGTAGTGCTGTCCGGTTATGACAGCCCGCTTTACAACGAGCGATTAAAAGACTGGAGGCGCATCGAAAAGGATGCCCGTGCCGAACGTGGCATGGGGCGGCGCGAGGTGCTGTGGATTAAGGAGGCGGTCGCCAATGAATAAGAAAATCACCCTACCCTGCCTGGTATTCGTTCTCGGCGGTATTGTGTCATACACACAAGGATAAAGGGCTGTTTTTCCTTGATATTCGGTACATTTATTATCACATATACGCTTGCTATTACAGGTGTTTAGAGTGATATATGTAATGCGCGGAGGGTAACAAGCCCCCGCAAAATCAAGGAAAACGGAGGAAACGAACATGAAAATCAACTATAACGTAACAGGCTCGGAACGCAAATCACTGGTGGCGGCCATCAGCCAAGAACTGAACGCCCCAACCAAGTACCTCGGAGCACCGTCATTCGCCTATGAAGTGGGTGGCTACCACATTGATAAGAACGGCACAGTCACGGGCGAGGATAACCGCGAGCTGGTCGCAGACCTTTGCGGTTTGCACAGCTTCAGGGCGGTCAGCGAAGAATACGACACGCCGACCACCGAAGCCGAGGAGTCCCCCGCTTTTGCTGACTTACAGCTTATCGCAAACGAGGAATTGGGGCTTGGGCGGGAACGCCGCGACCCTGTCGGCGAAAACGGAATGCAAGCAAACGATGTTCCCGAAAGCTACACCTACCAAGCGGAACTCAGCGACCCCGATTGCCCTGACCGTATGGAGGTTTTTGGCGCGGAGAATGACGAGGACGCTTTACGGCAGGCTTACGAGTTATGTGAAGGCGAGGTAGTTTTGCTTGAACTCTTCCAACTGGACGAGGATTACAACATCATCCGCTCGGTGGAGATTACACCCCGAACCGACTGCCTTACCATTGAAATACCCCTTGACGGCTTCACGCCTGAGAAGCTCGACAACCTCGCCAAACTGGTGAATGCCAAAGCCCCGCTTATCAAGGCGGCGCTCGGCACGGATGACCTGCCGATTAAGCAGACCAGCGACAAGCTCCAGTTCCCTTGGTTTAGAGGAACGATTGACGCGGAATACACGGAAGCCTACGCCACGCTGGTCAGCCTGCTCTGCAAGACGGCGCTTGAAAAGAAGCGTGTCACGGCAAAAGAAAAGGACGGCATTGACAATCCCAAATACGCCATGCGGTGCTTCCTGCTCTCCCTCGGCTTCATCGGAGACGAATACAAAGCGGCTCGGAAGATACTGCTTTCAAGACTTGAGGGCAATTCAAGCTGGAAAAGCGGCAAGAAAATGGAGGTGACGGACAGTGAATAATTTCATTTCAAAGGCCTCCCTCGAAGCTCGGAGGGCAAGGTACAAAAAAGGCGCAAGTGTAGAGCTAGTCTCCATGAACGACCCTTACACCAAACTGAAGCCCGGCGATACTGGCACGGTAGATTTCGTGGACGACACAGGCACGGTTTTCATTATCTGGGACAGCGGTTCACACCTTGGTGTGGTTTTTGGAGAGGATGAAATTAGGCTGCTTTCCAAAGCCGAAGTTATAAAAGAGCAATGCCGTAAGGTGGCGGCCACGGGGCGCACGAATATGTTTGACACCAAGGCAGTATTGGAAATAGCCCTTGAGATGGGTTTTAGTGAGTTGGCGGACTTGATTGCCGACACCAAGCGCTACTCCACCCTGATACTTACGGGCAAGCTTGACGGAGTGGAATAAAACACAAATTCGACGACAACATAGCACCAAAGATTGTGTAATTTATAGCGGGCAAACGACTTGCTATTACAGCGGTTTAGAGTGATATATGTGTATGCCGCAAGGCACACAACACCTGAACAGGAGGTCAATGACGATGAACGACAAACAATGGCAACAGGTCGAAGCGCAACTGCCTCAAGGAGCGAAAATCCTGCGCACTTACAACGCCTTCGAGAATGGCGAATTGCGGATAATCGTACAACTCCCCGGCGAGCGGTTCGAAACCCGCTACATCATCCACTTTGTGGGCGAAGACGTAAGACTGGAACACAGGCCGTAATAAACAGCGAAATAGCCGAGGACACCCCGCAAGCACCGAGCCGGTGTGGCAGGGCTGTCTCTCGTACAGATAGATTTTGAGGACTTCTTCGGAGGTCTTTTTATTTTGCGCGGAAGGAGGATGGCGATGCCTGAATTCAAATATAAACCAACTCCACTCATGCTACCGACCAGTCGATACGAAGAGCGGCGGGCGGACTTTGCTGTTAATTTCATATCCATGCTCAAGCACACCACCGGCGAATGGTACGGGAAGCCGTTCCGTCTGATGCCGTGGCAGGAACAGATTGTACGTGACATTTTTGGCATCGTCGGCGAGGATGGCTACAGGCAGTTTCGCACGGCGTATGTCGAGGTCGGTAAGAAGAACGGCAAGTCCGAACTGGCGGCGGCAATTGCCCTCTACCTTCTGTTCGCCGATGGCGAAGCGGGTGCCGAGGTCTACTCCTGCGCCGCCGACATCAACCAGGCGAGTATCGTTTTCAACACTGCCAAGGCGATGGTCGAGCAATGCGGCGATTTGGCAAAGCTGTCCAAACTCGTGCCATCCACCAAGCGGATTATATTCCCGCACACCAACAGTTTTTACAGGGTATTGTCGAGCGAAACCAAGTCCAAACAGGGCTTCAATGTGTCGGGGCTTATATTCGATGAACTTTTCGCCCAGCAGACCAGAGAATTGTTCGATACGATGACCAAGTATACCGGCGATGCCAGACGGCAGCCCCTCTACTTCCTCATCACCACGGCGGGCCGGGATAAGACGAGCATTTGCTATGAAATCCACCAGAAAGCCAAGGCGGTTATGGACGGCTCGAAGGTTGACCCATCCTTCTATCCCGCCGTGTTCGGCATCAATGAGGATGATGATTGGAACGATGAATCCGTCTGGCGGCGGGTCAATCCCTCCATCGGCGTGACGATTCCCTTTGAAACAGTGCTGGCCGCCTACGAACAGGCAAAGCAGAACCCCGCTGAGGAGATGCACTTCCGGCAATTTCGTCTGAACGAATGGTGCAACGCCGATATCAGGTGGATGCCTATGGATAAATGGGACGCCTGCGGCGAGGACTTAGACTTTGACGAATACGAGGGTCGGGATTGCTATTGCGGTCTCGACCTTTCCAGTACCGGCGACCTCACGGCTCTGGTGCTGGTATTCCCACCTACCCTCGGCGATACCAAATACACGGTGATGCCGTTTTACTGGCTGCCGGAGGATGTTATCGACCTGCGAACACGGCGCGACCATGTTCCCTACGCTGTGTGGAAAAAGGCGGGTGTGTTCAACACCACCGAGGGCAATGTGGTGGACTACGACTATATCGTGGCTTTCATCGGCAAGCTGTCGGAGCGTTTCAAAATTCGGGAAATCGCCTACGACCGCTACGGCGCGGAGAAGATTCGCCGCGACCTGGAGGAATTGGGCGCGGAGCATGGCTTTACGGTATTTCCCTTCGGTCAGGGCTTCATATCCTTGTCCCCGCCGTCAAAGGACTTCTACCAGTTCGTGATGGAGGGCAAAATCCGGCACGGCAAGCACCCCGTCCTCGACTGGAATATGGCAAATGTTATTGTCGACCAGGACGCGGCGGGCAACATCAAGCCCAACAAAAAGAAATCAACGGAGAAAATAGACGGCGTGGTGGCGCTGATTATGGGAATTGCGAGAGCGACCCTCGGCGGTGGTATCGACGGCAGCGTCTATGACGAAAGGGGGTTGTTGTTTATATGAGCATATTTTCAGGGCTGTTCCGTTCACGGGATAAGCCTAAAAACCGTGTCGGCGGCGGCTGGAGTTTCCTCTTCGGCAGTACGACCAGTGGCAAGGCAGTCAATGAGCGAACGGCGATGCAGACCTCAGCGGTCTACGCCTGTGTCCGCATCCTTGCCGAATCGGTGGCGGGACTTCCGCTCCATGTTTACGAGCGAACTTCCAACGGAAGCAAAGCCACAAAGCCGTCTCATCCCCTTTACCGACTGCTCCATGATGAGCCAAACCATGAGATGACTTCATTTGTGTTCAGGGAAACGCTTATGAGTCATCTTTTACTATGGGGCAACGCCTACGCGCAGGTTATCAGGGACGGCAGGGGCTTTCCGATTGCCCTCTACCCGCTTCTGCCGGACAGGATATCGGTCGACCGCAACAATAACGGCGAAATAGTCTACATCTATCAAAGCGACAAGGGTCAGGTGAAACTGCGGCGTGAGAATGTACTGCACATCCCCGGTCTGGGTTTCGACGGTTTAATCGGCTACTCCCCAATTGCGATGGCGAAGAACGCCGTGGGGCTTGCCATCGCAACAGAGGACTACGGCGCCACCTTTTTTGCCAATGGCGCAAACCCCGGCGGCGTGCTGGAACATCCCGGCGTGGTCAAAGACCCCGACAGGCTTCGGGAGTCATGGCAGACGCAGTTTTCAGGTACAAACGCCCATAAGGTGGCGGTTCTGGAGGAAGGACTCAAGTTTCATCAGATGTCCATCCCGCCCGAGCAGGCACAATTTTTGGAGACCCGCAAGTTTCAGATAAACGAAATAGCGAGGATATTCCGCGTGCCGCCCCACATGGTCGGCGACCTCGAAAAGTCGTCATTCAGTAACATTGAGCAGCAGAGCCTTGAATTCGTCAAATACACCCTCGACCCTTGGGTGATCAGGTGGGAGCAGTCTTTACAGCAGTCTCTCATCTTGCCATCGGAAAAGACGACGATCTTTATCAAGTTCAACCTCGACGGACTGCTTCGTGGCGACTATCAAAGCCGTATGCAAGGATACTCCACGGGCATTCAAAACGGCTTCATGTCGGTCAACGACGTGCGTAGCTTGGAAGATATGAACTTGTTGACCGCCGAGGAAGGCGGCGACCTGCACTTCGTCAACGGCAACATGGTCAAGTTGGCCGACGTCGGCGCGGCGTACCTTCCTCCCGAACAGTCGGGCAACCCAAAAGAAACGGAGGACACTTCATGAAAGTAAAGAAATTCTGGAACTGGGTGCGAGACGAAACAACAGGCGAACGTACCCTCTACCTAGACGGGGTCATTTCCGAGGACACTTGGTGGGGAGACGAAATCACTCCAGCAATGTTTAAGTCGGAACTGTTCTCAGATAAAGGAGATATCATCATCTGGCTCAACTCACCCGGCGGCGATTGTATCGCAGCCAGCCAAATCTATGCCATGCTGATGGATTATCCGCACAACGTCACAGTTAAGATTGACGGCATTGCAGCTTCGGCGGCAAGCGTAGTAGCGATGGCGGGGACAAAAGTCCTCATGGCTCCCACCGCTCTGATGATGGTGCATAACCCGCTGACCATTGCCATCGGCGACAGCGAGGAAATGCAAAAAGCGCTGGATATGCTCGCCGAGGTGAAGGAGAGCATTATCAACGCCTATCAAATCAAGACCAACCAGAGCCGGGTAAAAATCTCCCACTGGATGGACGCCGAAACATGGATGAACGCCAACAAGGCAATGGAACTTGGCTTTGCCGATGGTGTACTGGAGGACGGCAAACGACAGCAAGCTGCTCCGACTTATGCGTTCAGCCGCAGAGCGGTTACTAATTCCCTGCTTGACAAGGTTAAGCCGAAAATAGCAGCCGAACCTGCGCCGCAAAGCGTACCCGTTGAGTCGCTCGAAAAGCGGCTCAATTTGATTATCCACTAATTTTATGGAGGTAAAGACAATGAGTAAAATTCTTGAACTGCGTGAAAAGCGCAACAAAATCTGGAACACCGCTAAACAGTTCCTCGACCAAAAGCGCGGCGCGGACGGGCTTGTCCCCGCTGAAGCTGCCGCTGAGTACGACAAGATGGAAGCCGACATGGTCGCCCTCGGCAAGGAAATCGAGCGCCTGGAACGTCAAGCGGCCTTCGACCTCGAAATGAGCAAGGCAACATCTGAGCCTATTGTCGGCAAGCCTATCACCCCCGAAAAACCCAAGACTGGCAGAGCTTCCGACGAGTACCGTGCAGATTTCCGCAACGTTCTGCGCGGCAAGCCGATGATTCACAATGTCATGCTGGAAGGCGTGGACGCGGACGGCGGCTATCTCGTGCCGGAGGAATTCGAACGTCAGATTATTACGGGGCTTGAGGAATCCAACGTCGTCCGCTCCATCGCCAAGGTCATCACGACCTCTGCGGAGCGCAAAATCCCGCTTGCTTCCACCCACAGCGTAGCACAGTGGACGCTTGAAAACGGGGCGTACCAAGAAAGTAACCCCACCTTCGGGCAAATCACCGTGGACGCCTACAAGCTGACCGATCTCGTGAAGATTTCCACGGAACTCCTGCAGGATTCGATGTTCGATCTTGAAACCTACATCGCCGGGGAATTCTCCCGCGCCTTCGGCATCGCCGAGGAGCAGGCGTTTTGCGTCGGCACCGGCACGGGTCAGCCCACGGGTATCTTCACGACAAACGGTGGTCACATCGGTGTGGCTGCGGGAGCAGCTGTCACGGTGGATAATCTTATCGACTTGATTTACAGCCTGAAAGCCCCGTACCGCAGAAACGCCAAGTTCCTGATGAAGGACAGTACCATCTCTTCGCTCCGCAAACTGAAAGACAGCAACGGTGCGTATCTCTGGCAGCCTTCTGTTCAGGCGGGTCAGCCCGACCGCTTGCTCGGCTACCCGATTTACACCTCTCCGTATGTGCCGGATGTGGCGGCGTCGGCGCTGCCGATTGCCTTCGGTGATTTCTCCAACTACTGGATTTGCGACCGTCTGGGCAGAACGGTGCAAAGGCTCAACGAACTCTACAGCACCAACGGGCAGGTCGGCTTCATCTGCACTCAGCGTGTGGACGGCAAGGTCATCCTCGCCGAAGGTATCCAACTGCTCCAGATGGGCGCGTAAGAACGGAGGTGAACGGCGATGACGCCAACAGAATTGTTACCGAAAGTCAAAGAAAACCTGATACTGGCCCACGGTGAGGACGACGCTCTGCTCCTGCGGCTCATCGCCACCGCCGTGAACTATGCGGAAAGCTATCAGCATATCGCGGAGGGCTATTACACTGAAAACCCGATGCCGCCCACCACAGAACAGGCGGTGATTATGCTGTCGAGCCATTTCTTTGAAAGCAGAGATGGCTCGACGGCCGGTTTCTTCGCCGACAGCGTACAGGCAGGTCAGCAGGTCTGGAACACGGTCAACCTCTTACTGCGGCTGGACAGGAAGTGGAGCGTATGAGCTTTGGAAAGATGAACACCTTT